GATAGGCGCGTTTAAGTCTAACTTGTTTAAAAAGATTGTAAACGACAAAGAGCAAAAAGCAAAAACAGCTAAGACTTTTAAGGAATCTCTTGACTGATTTAGCGGTTGAGCTGTTACCTTGGCAGCAAGAAGTCTGGGAAGACACTACACGATTTAAAGTAGTGGCTGCTGGTAGACGTACAGGTAAGAGTAGACTAGCTGCTTGGCGGTTAATCATCAGTGCGTTGTCTGAGAAGAAAGGTCAGGTGTTCTACGTTGCCCCTACACAGGGTCAGGCCAGAGACATTATGTGGCAGTTGCTGCTGGAACTAGGCCATGACGTTATAGCGTCAGCACACGTTAACAACCTACAGATTAAGCTAGTCAATGGCTGCACCATCTCTCTGAAGGGCGCTGACAGACCTGAGACCATGCGTGGTGTTAGCTTGAAGTTCCTGTGTATGGACGAGTACGCAGACATGAAGCCAGAGGTGTGGGAGCAAATCCTACGCCCTGCACTGGCGGATCAGAAGGGTGAGGCGTTGTTCATTGGTACACCTATGGGTCGTAACCACTTCTATGATCTGTACCAGTACGCTAGTATATCTGAGGACGCTACGTTCAAGGGCTATCACTTCACTAGCTACGATAACCCGTTACTTGATCCTGAAGAGATTGAAGCAGCTAAAGGCTCTATGTCAGCCTTCTCATTCCGTCAGGAGTTTATGGCATCCTTTGAGGCGCACGGCAGTGAACTCTTTAAAGAAGAAGATGTTAGATTTAGTGAGGAAGAACCTACTGATGGTAATTATTACATTGCTGTCGATTTGGCAGGATTTGCAGATGTACAAAAAGTCACTACTAAAACCAAAAGACTTGACCAGACGGCAATTGCTGTGGTTAAAGCGGGCGTCGAAGGCTGGTGGGTTGCTAATATCATACATGGCCGTTGGGGCGTCGAAGAGACTGCCAGACGAATCTTTGAAGCAGTCAGAGACTACCAGCCAGTCGCAGTAGGTATTGAGAAGGGCGCGTTAAAGAACGCTGTCCACCCCTACCTCAACGATATAATGAAGAAGAACCAGACATTCTTTAGGGTGGAAGAGCTAACACACGGCAACAAGAAGAAGACAGATAGGATCGTGTGGGCACTACAAGGCCGCCTAGAACACGGTAACTTAACACTGAACAAAGGTAAGTGGAATGCTCAGTTCCTAGACGAGTTGTTCCAGTTCCCTAACCAATTAGTCCACGATGACTTGATAGATGCTCTTGCATACATTGACCAGTTAGCTAAGGTCTCGTATGCTTTTGACTATGAAGAAGAGGACTACGAATTCCTAGACAAATACGCAGGCTACTAACTATGGAACTAGAAGGCAACGACAACTTCGCTACAGAGCAGCACCTAGAAAACTGGGTAATTGAAAAGTGTGACTCATGGCGTGACCACTTTGAAGCTAACTACTCACAACGCTTTGAAGAATACTACCGTCTCTGGCGTGGTCAGTGGTCTCCACAGGATCGCACACGAGACACTGAACGCTCTAAGATTATCTCTCCTGCGCTACAGCAGGCTGTTGAGTCTTCAGTAGCAGAGCTAGAGGAAGCTACCTTTGGCCGTGGCAAGTGGTTTGACATTAAAGATGATGTCTACGATCAAGACCCTAACGACATTGCTTTGCTGCGTAACGCGCTAGAGCAAGACTTTAAAAAGAACATGGTGCGTAAGTCAGTGGCTGAGTGTCTAATCAACGCTGCTGTATTCGGTACAGGCATTGCTGAGATTGTTCTTGAAGAAGAAAAAGAGATGAAGCCTGCTACACAGCCTGTAATGGGTGGTGAGCTTACAGCCGTAGGTGTTAACATACAAGATCGTACATGCGTCAAGTTACGCCCTGTAATGCCACAAAACTTCCTAATTGATCCAGTAGCTACAGACATCCAGTCTGCGCTGGGTTGTGCAGTAGATGAGTTTGTGTCAGCTCACTCAGTAGAGCAGCTACAGGAAAGCGGTGTGTACCGTGACGTACCGTTAGAGCTAGCTTCTACAGACTTTGACATTGAACCAGACCAAGAGCTTACTCAGTTTGAAGATGACAAAGTTAGACTGACTAAATACTACGGCCTTGTTCCTCGCCACCTGCTAGACAAGTCAATGAAAGAACCAGACTCAGAAGAAGAAGTTGTAGAGCTTGGTGACGAAGAAGACGATTCCTATTATGTAGAGGCTGTTGTTGTTATTGCTAACGGCGGTGTCTTGCTAAAGGCATCTAAGAACCCGTACATGATGGAAGACCGTCCTGTCGTAGCATTCCCATGGGATGTCGTTCCTAGCCGCTTCTGGGGTCGAGGAGTATGTGAAAAAGGCTACAACAGTCAAAAGGCGTTAGACACAGAACTACGCGCTCGTATTGACGCTCTAGCACTGACTATACACCCAATGATGGCTATGGATGCTTCCCGTATGCCTCGTGGTGCCAAGCCCTCTATACAGCCCGGTAAGACCATTCTAACCAACGGCAACCCTGCTGAGATTTTACAGCCTTTCAACTTTGGTAATGTTAACCAGATTACCTTTGCACAGGCTCAGGCGTTGCAGACTATGGTACAGACAGCTACAGGCGCTATTGACAGTGCTGGTATCTCTGGCTCTATCAACGGCGATGCTACTGCTGCTGGTGTTTCTATGTCACTAGGCGCTATCATCAAGCGCCACAAGCGTACACTAATCAACTTCCAAGAAGCATTCCTTATTCCTTTTGTGACTAAGGCAGCTTGGCGTTATATGCAGTTTGAACCTGAGCTGTATCCAGTCGCTGACTACAAGTTCCACACTTCTAGCTCACTAGGTATTATTGCTCGTGAGTACGAAGTAACACAGCTTGTTCAGCTGCTACAAACTATGTCACCAGACACGCCAATGTATCCTAAGCTGGTTATGTCTATCATTGACAACATGAACCTGTCTAACCGTGAAGAGCTTATTGCTACTCTTGAGCAGGCTAACCAGCCTAATCCAGAAGCACAACAGGCCGCACAGCAAGCACAGCAAGCACAGTTGCAGTTCCAGTCGTCACAAACTGCTGCCTTACAAGGACAAGCCGCTGAGTCACAAGCTAGAGCGCAGAAGCTGGCAATGGAAGCTCAAGTTATTCCTCAAGAGCTAGAGATTGATCGTATTAAAGCAGTGACTACTAATCTAAACAAGGGTGATGCAGACGATAAAGAGTTTCAAAAGCGTTTGGAAATCTCTAAGCAACTACTTAAAGAAAGAGAAGTAGCTGTAAAAGAAAGCAATGTTGCTCAACAAGCAGCTCCAGCGCCTGCTCCAGCCCCTGTACCACGGGCACCACAACCACAAGGAATGATGCCTAATGGTCAGCAATAAAGACTTAGAAAACGTAGTAGCTCAAGTAAACGTAAAGTTTGAGGCACTATTTAAGAAGATTGCACAGCTTGAGAAACAAATGGAGACTAAGAATGCCAGCAAAAAAACCAGACCCAAGACTAGCTAGGGCTGGAGTTGATAAATTTAATCAACCGAAGCGTACCCCTAGTCACCCAAAAAAAAGCCATGTTGTCGTGGCAAAAGAAGGTGACAAAATCAAGACGATTAGGTTTGGAGAACAGGGGGCAAAGACCGCAGGAAAGCCTAAAGCGGGAGAGTCCGAAGCAATGAGAAAGAAACGTGCTAGTTTTAAAGCACGACATGGTAAGAACATTGCTAAAGGTAAGATGTCAGCAGCTTATTGGGCCAATAAATCTAAGTGGTAAACATTTATATGTACATAAAAGTGGTTTAAGTGTACATATATATGCACATTGTCACTGTACATATAAACACAACAGGAGAATACTATGCCATACGGTAAAGGTACATACGGTAATAAAGTAGGTCGGCCACCTAAGAAAAAGACAGCGGTGATTGACTCGTCTGCTATCAAAGCCTATAATTAGGGCATCTGGTGAGAGTTCTGGGACGGCCTCCAGTCTCACGACGCTGTAGAAAGCTTAGCCGACAAGTAACATTGAAGAAACCAGTTAAACGATGAAGGGTCAAACACACGGTGGTAAAGGAAGTGCCCAGCGAAAGACAGACCAGAAGAAGTTTGCCAGCAACTGGGACGCTATATACAACAAATCTACACAAAAGTCAAGTAAAAAAACAAATAAAGCTTGACTTTCTTATACTTTTATGCTATAATAACAAGGTAAGACTAACTAAAACAACGCTGTCCTAATAGGAGAAACAGTATGCTTGACAAAGAACTTGAGCTATATTACCGTAACATTAGAGATATGTTTGGAACAGACGGCTGGAAGCAGCTGATGGAAGACCTTAAGTCTAATGCGATGGTTATCAACTCAGTAGAAGCTGCAAAAGATAATGAAGACCTTCACTTCCGTAAAGGCCAACTTTCTATCATAGCTAACCTACTAAACCTAGAAGCTCAGATTGACTTAGCAGAAGAACAAGCAATGCAAGAGGAAGAAGAAGTAGTAGAAAAAGAAGCTGCCTAATGAGGGCTATCTACGAGTATCGCTGCGAACATGGACACACGAATGAACGCTACACAGATTCAGAGTGTACCCATATACCTTGTTTAGACTGCGATAAGATTGCAAGAAAGATTGTAAGTGCTGTGCGAAGTAAGTTAGACCCGCTATCTGGTGATTTTATGGGTGCTACTAGACAGTGGGAAAAAAACAGAGCACAGAAACTACAGCAAGAGCGCAAGGCCAACTCCTAATTAAGGAAGCCCTGCATAATACACCTCCATAATGAGAATACTCACGGAGTTTAATAATGGCAACACTAATAGACGAGCGTCCACCTGAAGACGTTGAAACTGAACAAGAAGAAGAAGTGAATCAAATTC